GGTGGAACGCTTTATTTATTGCCATTACATCTATTTGAGAATCGTAAAGATATGAAGGCGTTGATCACAAAGCGAGATCCTGAATTGTTAAATTCAACATTCAAAGGATACGTTAGTGTTTCACATATGATTCCCATTCCAGGAAAGGATTTGGCTGTTGTCAATATTCCTTCAGGAGGTGTTCACTCTGATATTACCCATTTGTTTCCGGATACTGTTTCTGTTATTGGTTCTGGTGAATTACTGTACCGCGACGGAGATGGAAGTTTACGTAAAGATTTGATGCGTATTACTCCCACTAGGGATTCGGAAGCAGGCGGTCCGGGATTTCAGTATAAGGCTCCATATGATACCTTTACTGGTATGTGTATGGCCACTATAGTTGGAAGATTCAGAAAATCTTGTATTGCTGGTTTCCATCTTCGTGGTATCACTGGTACGCCCAGTGGTAAGGCTCTTACTGTCTCACGTGATGAAATTCTCACGGCTATTGCAGATGCACATGTTACTTGGAAAGGAGCTTTTCCATCGCATGTAAATGGAGATTTTCCTGTTGATCGCTATGATAAGCAGGTTATTTCCTCGCGAGATGTACATCGCAATTCTCCCATCAACTATTTGCCTAAAGGCAGTAATGTGGAGTATTTGGGACAAAATCAGCAGCGTGCATCACATACTAAGAGTAATGTCACTGTCACACCTATTTCTCAATATGTGGAAGAAATTACGGGGGTACCAAATAATCATGGTCCTCCGGCTTTTCATCGATGGAAGATGTGGCAGGCATCACTTGAGTACTCTGCTAATCCGGGTGCAGGAGTTGAACCTTCCCTTATAGATAGGGCAGTTCAAGACTATACAGCTGGAATAGTTGAGACATTTCAACAACCGCAATTTTCTGAGATGGTTCTTGAGGAATTGAAGCCTCTCGATGAAATGGAGACTCTTTGTGGTAGAGATGGAGCACGTTTCATCGATGCTATGTGCAAAACTACTTCAAAGGGATTTCCATTGTCTGGTCCCAAAAGTGATATGATTTCATTATTGGATCCAGAGGATTATCCATCTCATGCTTGTCCAGCACGCTGTGACGACCTTATCTTGCAGGAATGTGAGAAAATGTGTTCAGAACTACGTGCGGGAAAGCGGTGTTATTCCATTTTTAAGGCTTGTGTAAAGGATGAGCCTACCAAAATAGGGAAGGACAAAGTTAGAGTCTTTCAAGCAGCAGATTGGGCTACGCAACTAATGGTACGAAAGTATTACTTGCCTATTGCCCGATTATTGTCGATATTTCCCTTGGTTTCTGAGTGTGCTGTTGGAGTCAATGCTCAAGGTCCGGAGTGGGACCAATTGGCTCGCCACATGAGGAAGTTTG